CCATGTCGTGGAAGCGATTGATGTATTGAGCCGTGAAAGCCGTTCCCTTAACTCCGGTCAGCTTGTGGGCGATAAATTCACAGCCTTTCTTGGTAATGTCATAGCATGGGCGTTCTTTTCCTTGCTCGTCCTTATAGGTGCTTTCTCTGAAGAAATCAGCCACATCAATTTTGATTTTACCTGTAATATTGTTTTGTTCCATCTGTTTACAGTACCTTTTGATATCTCGTAACATGTTTGCGTGTGTCTTTTCGACCATTTCCGCAACTTCCATGCTGGTTAGAGTTTGCTCTAATTGTTTCATCTGAATATCGTTCATCAGCAAATCCCCCATTTCTGTTTAAATGAAAGTATCGTGTTCAAAATAAACTGCAAAAATTTTTCGTCCTGTATGCTCTGGATTTCTGTAATTAACTGCTCTTTCATCTCGCACCGCCTTTCTTGTCAGATGCAAGGTTACTTGTAAAAATCCACACACATCTTAAAAAGTGTTCGCTGAGTAAATTCAGATTTTTGGTAATTTCTTCAATATACAGTTCTCTCATAATAATCTACCTTTCTTTCAAAAAATACTTGATTTTCCGCAAGGAAATGATAGAATATATTTATCAGTCCTTGCGGATTGGTGTTTTAAGAGTAACTTCTACTTGTCTATGGTGTAAGTTACTCTTTTTCCTTGCCTAAAAGTAAATGAATACCTCTGCGAATTGCTTCTGCTCTTGTAATGTTATTTTCAATGCAATATTTATCTAACTCGCTTGTGGTTTTATCGTCAAGCCTAACTTTTACATCATTGCTTTTCGGATTATTTATTTTAGGTCTGCCTGTTCTTGGACTCATTTTTACCACCTCACTTATTGAGTTCCACAATCTCATTATATTTATTGGAACTCATAATGTCAATACCTTTTTAAAGATTTTTCCTGCCTTTCGTTTGCTGTTTGACAACCATTCCAAAAAGCGGTATAATCCATGTATCAACCGCTTTTGGTGGCTGTAAGTGTAAGAGTAACCGTTACTTGTCTAGGGCTTCGGTTGCTCTTATTTCGTTATAGACCTTATCAATCCCTTTCATTACTACATCATATTGTGTCATTCCGGTTTTTTCACAGCAATATAGAAGTTTTTCTCTATCTTCTTCTGTTGCTCTTACTTTTATAATGTTATTTTTGGGATTATCTGTCGGTCTGCCTGTTCTTGGTGACACTGTTTCATCTCCTTTCTTTTGGGTACACATAAATATTAATATATGAGTACACAAAAGTCAATACCTTTTTGAAAAATTCCCAAATCCACAAATCACTAGCTGATATTCAGTTGTCAATGTTCAAACAAACAGGGGCATTCCTGCCCCTGCCATTACATTTTGGAAACAAGCGTTGACAGCTTGCTTTTTGTCATTGTGCGCTCTTCCGGTGTCATGTCGGAGATAAGTTCCGCCATATCCTCCGAAAGCTCTTTCATATATTTTTCAAGGTCATGCATCTTTGCGTCCTTGTCCTCCGGCGTATTGCCCTTGTGAAGCTCTTTGCTTTCCATGTAGCTTCTACGGCTCATGCCGCTTTTGCCCTCTCTGCGATCACGCATTCCACCATCTTGTGTCATTTTAGGCTCGGTATAATACATTCTGCCGGAAGAAAGATCCATATCACGGTCGTGTTCCATTTCCCGGTACATTTCCGGTGTCATGTGCCAGTATGGAGGTTCTTCATATCCGCGGCGCGTACCTCTTCCTTTTGGCGCAAATCTGCCGTCTGCATACCGGTAACGGTCATAATACCGTCTTCCGTCTCCGTAACGCTCAAACATATCAAGAACCTGCTCTGGGTCTGATTCGTCCATTGATTTTGTAAGCGTCCGGTAATACATGGCTTCCGCAAGGTCTTTAAGCATGTCCGTGACTTTTCCCATCTCTTCTGTATCTACACATTCGATACCTTTTGCAAACTCACACTCTGCGCTTTCAGACAGTTTTTCGATCATTTTGTGCATTCTTTTAATATCCATAAAACCGCCCTCCTTACGCTTCCCGGACTGCAATTAAATTGCTGTTCTGAACTTCGATTGCCTGCGTAGACGTATTCTGTACCGCTACCGTAACACAACAACCGCGAGGAACGTCCACATATGCCTGCGCCGAAACGTTAAAGAAGTTTTCAACTGCCGCCGGTGTAACAATCATTCGAGTTGACTGCAACGGTTCTCCGTCAATTGCAATAGCCAGTGAAATAGCTTCAACTGTGCCACCGGTAGGAATTTGAATGTTCCCGGAATAAGATACCAAAAATCTTGCCCGGCACTGATTTGTAAGTCCTCTTAATTTAACAATGCCACTTCCCTGTCTATGAACAATGCATTTTGTTGCGCATACCGGAGTTTCTGTAAATGCTACATCTTCTCCCTGCGCGACAGTTTGAATTGCAATTCCTGTAAATTCTGCCATAATTATTTACCTCTCTTTCAAAAATAAGGGCAAACATTATAGTCTGCCCTTTGTGTTTATAAGCAATACTGCACAGCAGACATAATCGAGTTAAACTCAATTAAGATACTCAATTATTCAATTTTGTGTAGCAGCTACTTTTAGCAGCTACATCCTGTGTTGCATCCACAGCCATACGCATAAGCGTTAGGATTTGGAACAACATATGCCGGGATTGCAGCCGGATTTACAGCGTTGATGATCTGCTGTGTCTGCGCTGACATTGCAGTAGTGAGCAATGCAGACTGGCGATCCTGTGATGCGGCTCTTCTTAAGTCATTATTTTCTGCCTGTAAGGAAGAAATCTTTTCCTGACACAGGTAATCAAGGATTGCCCTTGTTCCTGCCTGCTGGCTGTCGATAATGTCTCTGGTGTTGCTGTTCATGGTGTTCTGTAATGCGCAAGTGTTCTGCGCCATATTGTAGTTCACACCCTGGATAGCTTCCCTGGTCTCGCAGCAGCAATTAGCCAACTGGGACTGTAAAGCATTCTGCGCCTGCATAAGTGTCACGTTTGTGGTATTAAATCCCTGCTGTGTCTGGTAGCCAAGGTTGCAGATTGCATTGTCTACACCATGGAAACCGTTCATAACGGCGGTATTCTGTGCGTAAAATCCATCACAGAGACCATTTGTGATACCATCTAACTTTCCGATGATAGCCTGCGTGTCAAAACCACGCTGAATTGCAGAGTCGGTGTATGCAGATGCTGTCGCTCCCATACCTCCGTTTCCTCCCCAGCCATTGCCGCCAAAGCCGCCCCAGCCAAAGATCATAGCGAAGATAATGATAGCCCACCAGCCATCGCCGCCCCACATACCATCATTGTTTCTTCCGTTTCCTGTCACTGCTGCAATATCAGCAAGACTAGGCATTGCATTTCCATTAAACATTTTGTTTACCTCCATCTGATCTATTTACAAATGGGATAACCGGTTATTTTGCGCGCACCCCAAAATGTACTAATGATTAAACATACTCATAACTTTCTGTTTTGCTTCATCTACCGTAATTCCTCTTTCTTTACAGAGATTCTCTGCCATTGTCTTAAGTCCACCTGTATCTCCGCTTTGATACATTTGCATGGCATTTTTTGCCATAGGATTGTTTTGAACCTGCGGAGAATTCATCATTTGATTTAACAATAATTGTGCCGGATTCATTCTGGATCACTCTCCTTTTTTACCTGTGAAGTTTTTCTTTGACTGCTTGGAATTTTATCTAATCGGTTTTCTATCTGTTCAATCTTCCCAAAAAGTTCATCAAACTTCTGCATAAATGCACCTGTGCACTCGTCTGATAGGTCAAATTTCAATTTTTCAGTATCATGCGATAAATTGCTAACAGTATCATGCGAAACTGGCTTAAAAACGATTGTGCGAATTGTTCCATCTGCGTTCCAACTTTTAGCGTATATTTCTGTCATATCCTGTTTTGGGAAAAATGCAACGCTGCCATCCATTGGCACATCATTGGCAGTGATGTTTTCTACCGCCGGAACTACTTTTCCATTTATGCCAAAAGTTTGAACCGGGATCTGCTGCTGAATTTGCTGCGGTGCCTGCATATAATTTTGTGTATTATCAATGCGTGGCTGATTCATATACGGATTGTATGCGTACTGCTGCCCGTATTGCTGCATCTGCTGATTATAAATCGGATTCTGGTATGCTCCGCTCATATTCATCCTGTTTGACCTCCTCTAAAACATCTTCTATTGCGTGTATGATAGACGACTGCGTTGACAAGTCCAAGGACTGTAACTCTTTTCTGGCAAAAATTTTTTCAAGAACTTCATCTGAAAACACCACCATCCCTCCCTTTGATTATATTTTTGCATAAAAAAAGGCGGCAAAACCGTCACGATTCCGACAGTTTGCCGTCAAAAAATACAAAAAAAAGAACGCATTAAGCGTCCATACATCCGTTCGTGTTACCTTTAGTGTTACCTTTGATTTTGACCTTTAGAAAAGACACCATTCAAAAACTCCTTTCTTTCAGTAAAATCAAGGCTTCACAAGGTTTTCTTAAATAAAAATAAAGTAGCGGAAGGGAGATTCGAACTCGGTATCAATTCTCTCAAACCCGCATAAATACTGAATTTCTTTATCTCCAAAGGTGTTACCTCGTGTTACCTTTTACATTGATAATGCTTTTGCAATATATTCCTGCATTTCACTCTCTGTCTTGTTATTAAAATAGTAATGATCGAGAGTTGTTCTGATATCTGTATGCCCCATTTGTGTTTTTATTACCGATTCTGGAACATTTCCATCTATCAACTTTGTTGCATATGTCTTTCTTGCCTTGTGAATTGAACGTTCACCAATTCCTATTCTATCACATATCACATATAGCCGCCTTGTAAATGCCTGACCTTTTATTCGTTTACCGTTTTTCATAAAAATATATTGCCCAAATGGATTGAGCATTTTTATTTTTCTCATAAGTTCTTTGGTATCTGCGGTAATTATAACATCTCTAAACCCGGCATCACTTTTAGGAAAATTTTGAACATCAAATACATATTTGCCATTATCATCTCTATATCTTATTTCTGTCTTTGATATATGTATCTTATTTTCTCCGACATCAGACCATGAGAGGGTAGATATTTCCCCAACTCTCAATCCTGTTTTAAATGCCAAAATAATGCCAAGTTCTATCAATGTAGGCTCATTTTCCATTACAAATCGTTCAATTAAAAGTTCCTCATCCTTAGAAAATACCAATTCGCAGTCTGACTTATGGTTCTTTTTAAATGACTTTTCCGAAATTTCCAAATCACCCATAAAACTGGTTATGCTCAGGCTGGTATAATGTTTTTTCTTTGCATATTTGAAAATTCCGTTAATCAATATCCGCATATCAGAATAAGCTTTTTGCGTAAGTTCCAGTTTTGAAATAGCTGTTTTTATGAATGATTCCAATATTTCTTCATCAATGTACCGGATTTTTCTATTTGCAATCGGCAAATACTTATTTTCAAAAAATCTTTTAAAATTTGTCTCGTACTTGTCCTTTGTCTGTCTTGTTATTTCACCATATTCAAGTTTTTCAGAAATCCAATTAGAATATACCTGAATAACTGTAGGTTCATCCTCCTTAGCTTTATAGAACTTTACTATTTCATCTTCAATTGCTTTTTCAGATGTTCTCTTTACAAGTCTCTTTCCTCTCTTATTATCTTCATCTGGCAAATATGTGTAAAACTTTCCATCTTTTCCTTGCCAAATGCTGTAAGTGTGTTTTTCAATAAATTTTTTCCTTTCGTTCATTTCAATTTTTTTCTGAATGGTGTCTATGTTGATAATACCATTTTCGATGGCAATATTCAACAACTCACTATTTGAAAGATTTCCCGTTTAACTCACCTTCTAACTTTTTTACTTTCTGTTTAATATCAAAAATTCTTCTTTCCACTGTTCTTGTTGATACGCATAGTCTCATGGCTATTTCTTTTGAAATAAGTCCACGGGCAAGAAGATAAAATATTTCTTCTTCCTGCTCCGTGAAATTGGCGTTTTCGATAATTGTTTCAAGCTCTGGCTTAGTCAGTTTTGAAAACTTCATAAGCCACTATCCTCCAATATTTTATTCTTCTCCCTGCCAGATCTTCGGTGTGCCGTCCATCATTGCCACATATTTTCCATAACTCATTCCGGCTTCACGTGCCTTTTCCAAAACTTCACTGATGCTATTGTTATTGCACGTTTTAATACTTCTCTTTTCTCTATATTTTCTTCTGTGGTACTCATTCCGGCACTGCTTCCCACAGGTAAGTGCTCTGACTGATATTGATTTGTATTCTTTTCCGCAGATCACGCACTTTTTTGTATATACCTTGCTATTGAGCATAATTACACGTTCTCCTTAATCATAACAATCCCTGATATCATCTACGTCTCCTGCCAAAAAGCTGTCAAATACTTCTGCTACTCTCTCTATAAGGTCTCCATCATGTCCATTCTCTCTCATCTGCTCCGAGAAATCTTTCTGTGAGCACTGAAGTAAACCATTTTCCAACCTTGTCCATTCTTTTCTGTAAGTTATTCCATTCAATTCCAATGTTTCATTAATTCCGTTTTCTGTCAGTTCTACCGTATACTTCATGCAATTATTCCTCTCTTTCTGCATTATATTTCTTCCACGCAACAATTTTACTTCTATAAAAATACTCTGGATCTCCACTAAAGCACTTACCTCTTGTAACAGAATGTCCTTTGCGCATAAGAGTGCCAACAAATTCACGCTGTGGCAAAAGTAGGTTGTCGTTTGCTGACAATAAGAAAACCTTTGTATCTAACGGACAACTGTCCATGTCATAATTCCAATCCATCTGTGCCCCTCTCTTTCCATATCATCTCCCACCTCCGCAGCATATACTATTACGGGAGGTGGTATGATGATTGCAAGGTTTTTTATCTGGTTCTAAAATTTAAAGGTTAGGCAAACCGAAGCTGTCCTGTCTGCTCTGCTTCTATCTGCATATTTGGCATCCGCTCTGCAACACACAATTCTGGCAAATTTGCTCTGACCAGTGCCGCAGGTATCGGTGGGCATACTGCATTGCCACATCTGCGCACCTGTTCACTTCTTGGATACGTCTTTCCGGTGTAATCATGGTCGATTATGTAATCATCCGGGAATCCTTGACATCCATATAACTCCCTTGGCTCTAGCATCCGCAGTCCGATATCCACGATTTGATAATCGACACCCTCTATCGTAACCAATCCGAATCTATCCCTGGCTGCCACAGTATCAAGCGGCTGTTCTATATCCTGCCCTGTTCCATGTCCATAGTATTTAATCAGAAACGCTCTGACCTCTCCAAAGTGTCCGTCACCAGCCGTGATCGTTGGTAATGGCTGTCTGATATCTTTTCTGTCACAATGATTGTTCATCTGAATCAGATTCGCAGTAACAACGCTGTTATGATCCCATGCGGTCACTGTCGGAAGCGGATTTTCTACTGTTTCCCCAGCACCTTTATATCCTCCGTCATAGTACTTATGCAGAAACGATGCGACCAGCCCATATCTATTTGAGCTGTCAACTGTCATGATCGGATCTTTAATGGTCTGCCCCCGGACTTCTCCCTGTGCTGTCTCGGAATGATACTGGATCAATGTAGGGCTAATCAAACACTGCTGGTTTCCTGTAGTGATCGTATGTATCGGATCTTTGCAATTTCCACCCGGATGATTTGTCGTATTTGTCCCCATATATGGTACAAGCACCGGTTCCACAATCCCATACCCATGCTTTCCAGTAATGGTTGGCATAGGCTCTCTGATATCATTCGGTCTACGCTCACCGCCATGATTACACTGAATTATAAAAGGCTTTGGATTATTCAAAACGAATTTTATAAATCCTCTGGCTATCCTGTCCATCGTCTTTTGTGCCAGTGGTCTTACTGCTCGGATGCCGTATTTCTCTTTAATCTCTTCTGAAGTATCGAAGATACTCGGGCAGGGCAATGAAAAATCCAACTGTGTGTATGCTCCAACATAAGGTTTTTTCAATCCTGCCTTTACCTCTTCACTGTCTGCCGGTGCGTGTGTCGGCTCTGGCCAGACGATCGGCTTGCCGTCACACCGGGCGATCATGAAAAATCTCTTTCGCATGGTAGGTGCTCCGTAGTCAGCGGCAATCAGCTCCCGGAATTGCACTTCGTATCCTAAATCCGTGAGCTGCTGAACGAATTTCTGAAATGTTTCGCCCTGCTTTGCCTTAATCGGATGGTGTCGCCGTCCAAGTGGTCCCCAGGTTTTAAATTCTTCCACATTTTCAAGCATAATTACCCTCGGTTGAACAAGTCCCGCCCATCTACAAGCAACCCATGCCAAACCTCTAATAAACTTATCTTTTGGTTTTCCGCCTTTTGCTTTTGAAAAATGTTTGCAATCAGGCGAAAACCAAGCCAGTGCTACAGGATGTCCGTTACATGCCTTTACCGGATCGACCGCCCAGACGTTTTCACAGTAATGCTTCGTGTTCGGATGATTAGCCTTATGCATCTTAATTGCTTCTGGATCATGATTGATTGCAATATCAACACTGTATCCGGTTGCCATTTCTATACCAGTGGAAGCGCCGCCCCCACCGGCAAAATTGTCAACTATCAATTCTCCGTGTATCATGACAGCACCTCCGAAAAATTAAGTTTCATCTGTGGATCCGGCTCATAGTTCATCCACACCGTTTCCATCCGTGGCTTTCCGTGCTCCGCACAGCTTGAAAACTGTTTTTTCTCCCATCCGTTCAGATAGTCGTTATACATTTCTGACTCATAACCAGAAATCATAATCTTTGCTTTACTCTGCAGTAACGCTTTTAATAATTCCTCGTGATCCGCATCCGTCATCTCATGTTTATACTGTTTCCCGGTTCTGGTACTTAAAACATACGGAGGATCAATGTACATAAAAACATTACTGTAATTAAATCTCTCAATCACTTCCACCGCCGGGCGGTTCTCGATCTGTACCATGCGCAACCGTTCCGCTATGTCAATGATCCATTCCGGCAGACGGTACCAGTTCCATAATGCATAAGCTCTTTCTCTGCCCTGTACATCATTTTTCCATCCTACCTTGCTGCCATTGGTACGGAACCCGTGCCCCTGCCAACACTGGATTAAAAATCGTAATGCTTTATGATACGGTTCATCCGGCATCATCAACTCCCATGCATCCAGCTTATATGTATCCTCATATTTTTCACGACTGAACGGTGTAGTCATTACCATTCTGGCCAGACGATCCGCATCCTCCTGTATACACCGGAAGATATTCACAACGTCATGATCCAGATCATTAATCGTTTCGATATCAGATACCGGCTTATTAAATAACACGGCCCCGCTGCCGAAGAACGGCTCTACATAGCTGTGATGTTCCGGTATCAGTTCCACCAATCGGGGAGCAATGTTCCATTTACTTCCCGGATATTTCAATACTGTTCTCATTTTCTTCAAAAGGAACCCGATATATCGTTGCCCCGGCCGGAGGTTCGGCTCCTTTCTGATATTCCATGCACATATCTACAATAGCGCATTTTGAATTTGTTTATGTTGCGTTTTATACAACAAATTCATCGTTTTATTGCTTTTAAATCATCCAACCTAATGGCAAACCTCTCACTCCTTTTTTATTTCAAAATTTCATCTAAGCAGGCATTCCAACCAACTTTATATGATGGTGCAATCCTGTCCGGCTGTGGATATTTTCCGCACACTTTCATTTTCTCTGGCAGTTCCCGGAGCGGGCACCAATCCGGCTTTTCTCTGTCTGGTACAAGTTTTCCTGTCGCACAGCACAGATATTCGTCATCATTCTCTGTCTCATAGCACAATGTGCATTTCTGGCACACCTGTTCCGGCATATCCATAATCAATACTGCTTTATTCATCTACTCCACCGCCTTTCACGATCTCGATAGCTTTGCCAAATGCTTCATATCTTCCCTGACTTCTCCCGTCATTGTAGATCTGTTCGCCGTCTCCGTATCCGTCATCGTCGCAATCATCTGGTCTGTCCTGCTCTGCTTTCTTCAATTTTCTCAACTGCTCCACAACCTTGTCTACATCATAAGACGTCGGATATTCTTCTAGTAAATACAATACTGCATTTGTATTTACTAAAGTTCCATTGCTTAAAGTAACCGATTTTAAATCTTTCTTTAGTGCATCTGCATCAATCAGTCTCATCGTTTGCCCTCCTGTTCCAATCTGTAGTTGCTTTCGTTCGCTCGTCTTTCCCTGTTCTGATGCCTCCGTCCTGATCCATGTACATCTCACATTCATAGCTTTTTGGAAATTCTATTCTGCATTTCATACATTTGATTTTGAACATTACCCCAACAGATGATTGTGATGACTTATTTGTAATGGTTAAGAACATTGCGTTTCCACCGCAGAACGGACATGGCTTCAATTTTTCGTTCATTCTTCATCCCCCCAATCTAATTTCTGACCACAATCACAATATACGGTATCCTCTTCCAATATGTCTCCACAGCAAGGACATCTCCCTATAAGACCGACATAGCTGTCTCCGTCTTTTATCTGGGATATTGATTTCACTTTCTTCGCTGTCTGCTTCTCCACCGCTACCCGGCATTCTTCCGGTGTGCCGATCGCCTTATATTCTTCCCACACCTTAGCATCCTCGTTTGTTAAAAGGCAAAATCCCTCATGCTTCTCCCCTTCAAACACCGTTTCGATAAAGTGGTGCATCAAAAGCGGAATATCTACGTTGGCATGATAACGTTCTTTTAAGTCTTTTTCGATTTTCCGGTATTTCTGTACCTCTTCCAGTGCGTTTATTGCCATTGCATAAGCATTTTCAAAAGATTTCCCCCATGATGTATCACACGGAATCGCTTTTCCAAGTTCGTTACAATCATATTTTAATTCTTCAATTGCTTCATTCTCCGTCATGTTTACACCTCCAACAGTTCCGGATTATCAATCATGTTGCCGATCACTTCAAAATTCTCTGAATCAAAATCATCCAGTTCCTCGTAGTCATCACAGCCCGGCTCATTCGTACACCATCCGTTTTCATGCCACACGACACGCTTTCTCGTCTCATCTTCTGGAAACTCAACGTCGATATGCCCTGAAAGAATATCATTCTCAAAAATCAGCTTTCCGTTCTTATCCTTAAATCCGGTGCACCAACAAATTGTGGATGGATCAATTTTCAGAGCATATAAATCTGATGCGTAACTAGGGACGATATAGTATTTTTCTCTTCCGGTAAATCCATATCGTACCAAACCGCCAATAACCCATTCGTCGTTATCAGTTCGTTTTGCTTTGCATAAATATCTATCTTCCATCCTTTTCCTCCATTTCTTTCAACTTGGCTTCTGCTTCCTCTTGTGATAAAAACCAGGTTTCCTTGTACATTTTTTCTGACAGGATTCGGTCTGTACCATATTCCCGATCTTTGTCACACTCCATGTACCATCCTTTTTCTGTAAAAGTAATAAAGGCTACTTTCTGATGATAAATTTTATTGTTCTCCGGGTGCAGACTTAAAATATTTAATTCATAATTGACTTTGCTAGGAATTAAATATACATCTGAGCCAATTCCACACGGCAACCGCAGAAGTAATCCCAGCTCTTCGGCTTGCTCTCTATTTGCAAGTCTTTCCGCAATCTCTTCCAGGGCTTTGTATCTTCCATCTTTCGCAAGCTGGGTAATGGTAATTCCCTCATCATCCGGTAAATCTGCTGGATGAAATAAAACTTCTCCATTCTCTGCCACATATGTTAATCTCTCCATGCTATCCCTCACTTTCTGCCTTAAGCCACTGTTCCACCTCTGTAACAGAACACATTGCTACGCCGCCCTCAATGGTCTTTACGCTACCCTGCTCATATGTTTCGATTGAGCAAAGGAAATCTAAAAGCTCTTCATCCGTCATGCTCCGGATCCGGTCTGCATTGGTCTGTGGCTTTTCAATATGTGGCTTTTCTGCATCTGTGCTGTACGACTCCGGCAGTGGCATCCAAGCATTTACAAATAATCCATATTTTGCATAGCTTTTGCCATCATCCCCCGGATAAAACGCACCGTTACCATCTTCATCAGTTTCATATCTTCCGATATCTGGAATAGTAAAGTTTTCAAACGATACCAGGATATATTTATCAGTATTAGGAATCTGCTCATCTACTGGAATCCATCCGCTTTCCTGCTCCAAAATCCTGTTGATTTCTTCCTCCGAAACCACTTTTGTTAGTGGAGAATACCCACAGGCTTCTGTTGCTACCTCAGATATCCGGTTTTTAATCCTGCTTATTTTCATTCTGATCCTCACTTTCCGGCAACATAGCATATTTATAGCTACTCATTTTACCGTCGTATGTGCTCCATGACGTTTTTCCGTAATCCCATGTATAAACCGTTTCATCTTCATATTTTGCAAAATGTTCTTTGCTCCACGCAAAAAGTTCAGAATCTCTGACCAAAATCGGTGTATCGACTGGAACTTCGCTCCAATCAACATACTGGCCGTTCGCCCATTCTTTTGCTTTTTCTCTGCAACGACCAGCATTTCTAATGTCATTATCGCAAAAATCGCATTTATCGCAGACTCCCCTGCATTTTTCCAGTTTCCCATTAATTAACGCAATATTGCATCCATCACATGCAATATTTAAAATCTCTTCCGCATATTTTTCTCTATTCAGCATCCTTTTTCTCCTTCCCATACCGCAACTGATACGGTACTTCCTTAAAATCTCTCAATGCATCCGGGTTTGGATGCTTCGGCATTCTCGTCTGACGGTTTTCCATCTCTGCTATGATTCTGCGTCTCTCTTTGCTTTCTCTGTGCAATTTATACCTCCGTCATTTTCCAAGACTGTTTACAAGCTGTTCTGACCTCGTATAAGCCTTATCCAACAGTTCTAAATATTCATCAAAGGAAATCTGTGCTTTTTCAGATAACTCCCTCGGATAACGCTCTAACAAAGCCTTAATGCACTGTTTCATGTCTCCAAAATATCCGATTGTTCGAACGCTTTCTTTTTCATTGCCGTCCTTATCCTGTCCGGCATATCTCTGTCTCAGGGTGTGATTCAGAGAATCAATCTCCACAAAATATCCATTCTGCAGTTCCACAGTTAACTTGTCCATCAACCATTCCTCCTATATTTCATACGTCTTTCCGATAAAACGCTTGTCAATGTACTTACATTCCCATTCCAAAACACTTGCGATCCCTGTCATGGTTTCATATCCGGTAGCAAGGCAGTTAATTAAATATCTGATTCTCTCATAAACCTGTCTGATCTGATTTCCCGAAAATTTAAACTGTGTTTTAAGGCAGACACCCAACATAGCAAAATAATTAAATACCTGTGCCAGTAAAAACTTATTTGCCTGTATCATGCAGTTCGGTGCAATCTTTCTCTCTACCAGATAAAAGCTCTCACGATACGGAATCTTATTAGTTTCCTCTCGCACGTCAATCTTGCATTTATCTTTCAGATAAAAACCAAGTTCCTCGCCTGTCGTTCCATCCTTTGCATTCTCCACATATGCATCAATAGTCTGCTCAACCTTTATGATTCTTTTGTGTCCGAATCCGAACTTATCATGCAGTGCCTGATATGCCATCATACGGACGTTATAATAGGATTCCTCTATTAGATAATCCGCATTGCTTTGTGCCTTGGCGTGTCTCTGTATTCCGATCAGTTCACTCTTGGAATATCCAAGTGGCTGCATCCGCTTTTTCTTTCTTGCCAGTGCATTACTCATTTGCTCTTCCATCTCCTCTCTACATCCTCAAAATGGCTAAATACAAGACTTTGAACATATTTTGATATATTTGTCCGTGCATATTTTTTAATTAGCATTTCCCCTGCTTCCATCATTCCTTGGAACCACTCATCTTCGTTATCAGCTTCATAAAACTGCTGCCGGAATTTATAATAGTCATTAAAAAACTGCCATTCTTCGGAACCTTTTTCAAATTTCTTACTTGCCATAATCATTCACCTTTTAATCAAATGGTGTGCTGCCACATACTTCTCGGAAACCGTCTTTCTGTCGCATCCGTGCTTGAATCTGTTCAATGGTTTCGGTTCGCTCGATAAATTCCATACGATCACCTTCAAACTGAACAACTTCTCTAAACGGTGTACCCTGTCGATTCTTTTCAACTTTCAAGCCTTTAAATTTTCTGTCTTCATCCAAATTCCACATAAGAATAATATTGGAAGCATCCTGCTCAATATCTCCGGATTCTCTTAATTCGGACATTGTAGGCTCTTTCGTTACATTCATTTCCGATACTCGGTTAAGCTGTGACAATAGGATGATCGGAACGTGAAGCTCTCTCGCAAGTGCTTTGAATTGCTTCGAAACTTCCCCGACTTCGGATGCACGATTATTGAACTTCCGGTTACACCGTACCAATTGCAGATAGTCAACTACGATCACGTCATATCTTTGATGCCTGCATTGCGTTCTTATTTCCTCAATAACATTTGTCTGATCGTCAATTGTGATCGGATATTTTTCAAGCTCATCATTTGCCTTGTCAAAGGCTTCTTTCTCTCCACCAAGAAAAGCCTTTGCCCTGCGAACTCTTGTCAGACCAATCTTTGACATTCTTGAAACAAACCTTTCATAAATCTGACTGTTGTTCATCTCCATGTTGTAGTAACAAGTGTTATAGCCTTTTCTTGCCATATTCTCGATTATTTGTGCCACAATAGCAGACTTACCAACTCCCGGTCTCGCAGCAACAACTGTAATGTCTCCGCCTTCAAGACCGCCAAGGCAATCGTCAAGATGGTAAAATCCTGTCTTTACCCTGTCCTCTCCAACATCATCATTGAAGTATTTATCTTTGTTCTCTGATACGATTTGCTTCATCAACTTAGATTTCTTCAACTGATTAACTTGGATTTCTTCAAGCCTTGTAAGAACTTCCGCGATCGAATTATCAATATCACATGGTCTAAGGCTCACTCTCTGGAAAAGGCTTTTTGTTTCCCTTACCCGCCAATCCTTAATGACTGCATCCGCATAACTTTTTATTGCCGTTGAGACTGGGGTAACAGATATGCATTCTTTCAATTCGCTTGCAATTATTTCCGGCTCCCATTTGTGGTTTTCAAGTGACTGAGACAGTGAAACGACATTAATGTTTTCTCCACGATCATACATGGCAAGCATTTCAGCAAAAGCATCTTGGCAAAATTCAGAGCTGAACATTTCCGGCTTCAATTTGTTATAAACCTTGTACATGGAATCATTGTCAATCAATACACATCCGATCACTCCAATTTCTGCTTCCGTCAACTGCTCTCACCTCGCTTTCGTTTCTCAACTTGACGAATCCAGTAATCGCAATCCTCTTTCAGCCAGTCTCCGTATTTTGGTATGTAGCGATAATTCGTATCATCCGGATTCTTCTCTATATAGTCAGTAACATATGCCACTGTAGCCTCATATATCAGCTTTGCAACGGCTTTCCTGTTCGGCTCGATAACTTCTAAAAGCTTGTCCATCCATGCTACCTTGGCAGACGTTAACGACGTTTTCTTTGGATATGCATTGATCGTGTATTCCCATCCCCATTCCGCGTCAAAGTCCAAATCAGATGCAGGCACGCTTTCTTTTGTATTTTCTTTCTCTTTCTCTATATCTGTATCTATATCTTTCTCTATATCTATCTCTACATTGCAATTTTGTTGCAAAATGTTGCACTCCGTTGCTCCACTGTTGCATTGCAACGCTTTTTGTGCATTTTCCCTAGATTTACGACTTCTTATTGTACTTGCAGTCTCACTTCCTAGGTTATCTTGCACAAATGGCAACTTGTACTCAATGGAATCTGATGTTTCAAGCAATCCGCAGGAAAGAAGATACTGAATCGTTACTTGAACATTGATTTCGTCCTCGTCAATATCAAGGGCGATCTCTTTGTAAAATTCATCTTCCAAGCCGGAATACTCTAAGTAGCCGCCCTTTTTCAACGACAACAACTGCATCTTAAGGTATATGATCGTGTATGTATCGCCGCCTGCCATCCTTCGGAGTTTCTTGATTCGTTTACTGTCAAAGAAATCATCCATCAGTTTAAGCCAGTAATACCGCTTATTCTCCGCCATTTTCACTACCTCCAAGCAATTCAATAACCTTTGCCCCAGCATCTTCCGGGCGACAAAATACGAACTCAACGCCATACTTAAGTTGCATTGTCAACATAGCTTTTGCCAATACCTTGCCAGATGTCGGCTTTGTTTTCGGTAGCGGTACATTCAGCAATTTTCCAAGTGTGTGCATATATGCAATATTGTTATACCGGTCCACTCGTGGATTATGCCATGTAAATACATCATTGACGGAATACACCTTGTCTGTATTTTCAATAAGCACATATAGCTTAATTCCGTTGTTCTGCGCCAAAATACACTCGTCACGGAATCTCGGATGTGCTTTTCCACAGATATTCCCTACAATTTCCTGCATGTCCTTTTTCGTGTCAACGGAAACATCATATGTGCCAAGAAAATCCATCTTTTTAAGTTCCATTTTTCTAGCTGATTTTCTATGGATAACATCCGCTACCTTGTCTGTGGCAATTATGTAATCTCCAACCGGCAATGGTGCACGCAAGACTTCCATATCGTGGCTTTTAAAATATCTATTCTTAAGGATATGCAAACCCTCTTTCTGTCCTTTATCCTCAATTATTAACACGTATTCTCCTTTCTGGCGGTCACTTTCGGCAACCGCCAAAGGTATCTCATGGCTTTCAATTTAGTTTTTTGTGATATATTAAATTCCTTGCCAAAACATCAGATACCGCATAAATTGGTTTCTTTTAGGTAAATACAAAGGTGTTACAACCTATTTTTAGTATTCAAGATTGATAGTGGCATTCGGACAGATGCTTCCTTCATTGTTATCAATGTCACAGAAATCAACATCATCATTAAATTCCACTGTTACCGTTACTTCTTGCGTATCGTCCTCATCGTCTCTGTCAAATTCAGCTTCTACATCGGCATCAAATTTTGCCTTAACATGGAATTCTACTTCTGTATCTGCATTAAACTTTGACAACTGCTGAATCAATTCATATACTTTCATGCCGTCTCCTTTCAGAACGGACAAAGGTTCATATCAACCTCTAATCCTTTTTCTGCAATATAAACATTTGCTCCATATTTAACTGTTTCTTCTGTCTTTTGTTTGAATAATGCCGAATCTGCTGATTTATCTGATAAGTGAATTAGAACGACATTTCGCAATGCCGGATTATCGTTAGTAGAAATAAAGTCAAGTGCCGTTGGTAAGCTCATATGACCTCTTAATCTGTGTTCGTAATTTGGCTCTTCTCGGTTCACAAACTGCATATCATAGTTGGCTTCCACCATGATGTGATTAACACCATTAAATCTCCATCTGACGTATTCCGTGTCTGTTGCATACACCAAGCTGCCAATATCCGGGTGTGTGATGTAAAATCCGTAGCAGGGGCACTCTGAACCGTCTCCGTTGTTGTGTAGCCATCTGCCGGACTTATCCCGGTTTTCAAATGCTCGTATGCTAAAGCTTTCTTTCCCAAACTGTAGGATATTTCCATCTATCAATTTGAACGGCTCCCACACTGGAATACCGGCTCTAACATACTGAAAGAAGTACTGATGATGGTCTGAATGTATGTGGGTTGTGATTACTGCTTTAATCTTTCGCACATTGAAATCCAGTGCTTTCTTAACTTCCATAAACGGCAACCCTGCTTCAATAATTAACGCTTCGCTTTCATTTTCCAGTATGTAGCAATTACCGGATGAACCAGAGCCTAAGGCTTTAAGTTTCATACCTCTTTCACCTCAATTTTCAAATATGTGTTTATTATCGATTATCCAAGGATGTTTCGTGTAGTCTATATGGCTTGCCGCATTTGCAACTGTTTTCCGTAGCATCTTTAAATGTTCCTCACAATGCTTTCTTCCAGATACCGCCGGTCTACCACAGATTATGCACAATCCTTTATCCTCCCGGTACTCCCTTTGGCTTGTGGACTTCTCGCACGAACGCCTCTTTGCCAAACACCTGTTGCATAAAACAGTTCCGCATACTGCATTACGTTTTCCACACTTCACGCATATTCCACTGGACTTATTCATGTAATATCTGGTACGGACTCTTTCTTTCCGTGCTTCTGCCTGTTCCGGTGTTTCCCTTGCAAGTCTCTTAGCCTCTACCTTCGCTTTCTTCTCCCGGCACTCAGCGCACATTTTGTACTGCGTTCCCAATATGCCTTTGTGACATCTGGAGCATATACCAAGAGATACATAAGGGTCTTCCGCTTTTTCTCTCATTCGGCATCCTCCAAAAACCATATTCCTTCCGGTTTTAAAAAGTTGCCCTGAACAATGTTCTTTCTGAATATACTTTCTGCTGTCGGTGCAAGATCCGTAAGTCTCTGTATGCTCTCTTCTATGTTGTCTGCCAGAATATCAATGCCGAATAATGTCTCTGCAGCTTCCGTTTCAGTCATTCCTATTGACAGTTTCCGTTTCAAGATTTCCACAAGGAAATTTCCAGTACCACACGCAGGCTCCAACACTGTTCCTCTCCAACACTCTGCACCACCATTTTCATCTTCCAACATATTGCACATCTTTTGTACCATCCAGCCCGGCGTATAAACTTCTCCAAACTTTTTGATGCGTTCTCGGCTTTTTGTAATTTTTTCTTTCTGCCTATTTTCCATTTCTGTGATAAAACTCACTCCTCACATCAATAATCTGTCTTGTCTGTCCCAACAATGCCCGATTATGCTTTGCCCTCTGCTCATTGTCACAGATAAATTGCTTGCAAATTTCTGGTCGAACCGGATAGATTCTGCATTTCTCGCAACTCTTGTCCGTATCAAGAAAAGGACATGTCATATCATATGGTCGATTCACAGTAGGAAGCAGGTGCCTACACTCTTTGATATGGTTCTTACGGATATATCTGTGAATTGCATCTACTTCCTTTCTGCTCATTGGCAAAAGGTTGGAACAGCAGTTACCGCATTGGCTACATTTTCCATCTTTGCAGAAATTGTAAATGTTATCTTTCATGCCTTTCTGCACGGATTCTAAGACTGATATAACTTCCATAGGCTACTCCAATTCTTCCTCTGCCGGGAACTGAAATACTTTCATGTAATTCTGGCTTGCATATTTTTGATATTCTTCTCTAAGCATTTCCATGGCTTTCTTTGCCTTTTCTTTCGTGGAATATTTAGCTGTTATTGAAGTCTCATTGTCTCCGATTGCCTGCATCCGGACAAATGTTGCTTCTTTCGCCCTTGTATCAATAAAAACAATGCTATTTTCGTACGGAAAATCCAATGTGCCGTCCTGTGATATAACTCTCATGGCAACCTCCTAATCTTTCATAAAGTCCGGTACGCTTTCGTCATTCTCAACGACTTCTCCGGCTACTTTTTCTGGCTGTGGTTCAACTACTTCGCTCCCGGTCTCAATAACTTCGGATTCAGCTACAACAAATGGCTCTGAATTGGCATTTTCGGAAATATCACGCTTGACCTGTTCCTGCAAATCTTCCATCGGATATTCCTTGAAATCGTTGTCCTGCATTTCCTCTTTCGTATATAATCCCATTGTCAGCTCCGGGCAATTCAGACTGGAGAAGAAAGATGCGGCTCTGTAACGAAGCATTAACTGTGGCATGGTTTTCCACTTACTACCGTTCTTACTAAGCCATCCCTCGGCTTTAGCCATTTCCATGTCCACGGTCATTCCCTCAACTCTACGACCATTTTTCGTAGTCCAAGCAAGGCACGAATAAGGCTTGCCATCTTTATCTCTAGTTTCCTCAAACTGTAATTCCATATCGAATTTGCCGGAATTATTGATTGCCGCAATCAGAAACTTTGAACTCCAAGACGGTCTACCCTGAATCACATACAGATTCTGCATAACCATCAGTGGGCTTACTCGCAGTCTCTGCGCCTGCTCAATAGCAATCAGACAGTTTGCATCGTTCTTCTGGAATGTTGACGGAACGATAGTTGAACTCGCCAACGCCTTTGCCATCTGCATAGCCATAATGAAATTATCTGATGTTCCAAAAATTCCAAGGCTATAGTCTGTAACCTTGTTGTTGCTGTGTGCAACCTCTGTCTTTTCCTCTTTCTTTTCCTCTGCCTTTGCTACTGCTGTGTTCTCTGCCATAATTATTTTTCCTCGCTTTCTTTCCTTATTGCTTTTTTAAATGCTCCATTTTTAAGAAATTTCAAAACAAGATTGAGTTGCATATTCTTGAAAACCTCTATGTGCTTTGTACTGTGATACCACATTACCCATTCCTGTTTCAAAAGTTCCTCAATGCTTGTAATCTGCTCACCCTCTGCGAATTTTCGCTGACTTAAAAGGTATTCCCTGTGTTTTTGAATGTTCTCGCATTTTGCGCACTCTTCGGAAGAATACCTTGAACAATGCTTTCCATTAAGGTTTACAGACAATGCACAATATCTACATGGATTAACTCTCATCGTCACCACCGCTTTCCGGTTCTTCACACTTCTTCACAACTGCCACCTTATCAGCACCGTAGGTTTCTACCCACTTCATATCCACGGTTTCATCCGTAACTGTCAGCTTTGCGCCTTTGGCATTTAAAACCATGTCTCCGGCTTTTACATCGTCTGATGTAGCAAATATATATGACCGGCTCTGGTTTGGATATTTTGCTTTTATGTAATTCATTCTGATACCTCCGCAATCTCTCCATTTTCAATCGTATACCAAGTATTCGGCTTGATATTTTCCCCATCAACCTGCACCATTTTTGCACCGTTAAGAACCCATGCACTCTGGTTATTTCTGTCATATTCTGTATCATCTTCTGAACCAGTGTATTCCCAGTCTGCAAAAACAAGAAATGCCCCAAGAACGCCCTTGGCTTTTGATTTGTAACCCCAAGCAACAGCGACCGCATCTTTGTCTTCTGCCGAGGATGCTCCGTAGTATCCGGTTGCCGAGGATGCTCCGCAGTTTCCTGTTGCCGAGGATGCTCCGTAGTCTCCGGTTGCCGAGGATGCTCCCTTGTATCCGGTTGCCGAGGATGCTCCGTAGTTTCCGGTTGCCGAGGATGCTCCGTAGTCTCCGGTTGCCGAGGATGCTCCGTAGTATCCGGTTGCCGAGGATGCTCCGCAGTTTCCGGTTGCCGAGGATGCTCCCTTGTTTCCGGTTGCCGAGGATGCTCCCTTGTATCCGGTTGCCGAGGATGCTCCGTAGTATCCGGTTGCCGAGGATGCTCCGCAGTTTCCGGTTGCCGAGGATGCTCCCTTGTATCCGGTTGCCGAGGATGCTCCGCAGTATCCGGTTGCCGAGGATGCTCCGTAGTCTCCGGTTGCCGAGGATGCTCCGCAGTTTCCGGTTGCCGAGGATGCTCCGTAGTCTCCGGTTGCCGAGGATGCTCCGCCGTTTCCGGTTGCCGAGGATGCTCCGTGATTTTCATCACTTTCAGCTTCCTTATTCACTCTTTTTACCGTATATTCGATTGCAGCTTTAACCAGTCCAGCAATGCTGATTTCTGCTCCGATCTTAATTTTTGTAGATGCTACCTTAGTATAATCATTATGTTTCTGGATTTTTCCGCTCTGCTCTACCTCGTGGTATACGCTTTCATTTGGAGAATAATAATTCAAGCAATCCAGCGGATACTCGCAAGCGTGAAATCCATGATCGCAAACTTCTACGCTTTCTTCCTCGTATTCCTTTCCCTCTTCGTACTGAAAGCCACTGCAAGTCATATCTTTATTAAATCCTTTGTAGGATTTCACAGCATTTCCCATCTATATTACCTCTCCTCCTGCCAACTTCTTTTCCTTTTCAAATTCTTCTTTGCTGCAAATCAATAAGCCGCCAATATAACCATCTGGGTTTGTAAGCAATCCTGTAACAATTTCATTTGGGATAGCGATTGTCACACTCCCCCATCCATCCCTGCCGCTATGAGCAGATTTAATATTCGACAATGGAGAAACCTTTAAGTCTTTGTTATTTTTCTGCGACATCCGTTCCATTATTCCTAATGTTCCAATATTCATCCTACACACCATCCACTTTCAACTGCTTGTCCGCTGATACGCTCAAAAGAATTAACTGTGCATCCATATCCGGCACATTGAACTCATTCAGCGATTCCGCGTTATCAACGAAAATCGGTACGCTTACACCGTATAACTCGCTAAGAGAACGGATAATATCAAGTCCGGCTACGATTCTATGACCACTGTTTAAAGCCGAATACGGAACGCCATTCACAGTACACTCACAACAATCTTTCATACCGCCATTTAACTGCATTTCAAAGAGTTTGAAATTTACGGTCTTGAAATGGCTGTTAATAGATTCTGAAACCTTATCCAGCTTGAAACGAATGAACTCTTCCAAGAGATAAAGCATCTGTTCCTGATCGGCAACTTTCTGCCCGATTTCTTTCTGCTCGTCACGAAGCGTTTCGATACGATCATCAATCGCCACATTGTTAGCCGCCTGCGCAATAACCTTGTTCACCTCTTCAAGCTGACTCTGCAGATCGGCTTTCTCGGCTTTTAAATCAGTAACAACCTTGTCTGCGCCCTCGGATTCAACCTTTGCAATATCAGCAAGAATCTTGTCATGCTCTGTTTTCAGCTTCACATACTCTTCATTCTGCGAATAATCAGCTTCTGCCGGGATCTCGGATAACTGCTTTGCATAATCATTCTGCTTTGCAAGTGCCTTGGATTCCTGCTCTTTGAGTGCCACAATGTCTTCCTGCAACTTGGCGTTTTCCTTTGTCAATCGCTCAATATCAGCCTTGCAAGCGTTGCCCTTGTCAATCAGACCTTTAAGTTTTGCGCCCTTTGCATCATCAAATGCTTTGCGTGCATCCTCTAACTGCTTGGTGGCACGTGCCTTGGCATCTGCCTTTTTCTGCTCAAAATCAGCCTTAAGAGACTCAATCTTATCCTGCGGCAACTTCTGACCACATAAGGAACAAACCGTTGTAGATTCATCAAATTTCCACTTGGATTCGTCAAAGAGATATGGCATTTCATCAAATGCCTTGGAAAATTCTGCATTGTATTCAACACCAAGATTTTTCCGCTCTGCATCTGTATCGGAAATTGTCTTCTCATTTGCCTTGATCTGATTTTCCGCAGACTGAATCTGATTATGTAAGTCATTGAACTCTCGTGTTGCATCATCCTTGGCACTGTCAAGACCTCTACGTTTTGCGGAAAGTTCGTCATTCATGACCTGCATAATGCCGGACATATCAAATTGCAACTGCATTTCCTTGCTTCTCAAATCGCCTAACGTGCTACCGGCATTCTCCATTTTCTTGTCACATTCAGCGATTCTTCTTACCAGATCTACCTTTGCAAGTTCCTGCTCTGCCACGTCAACATCAACCTTGGATTTTTCTGCTTCATCAATACGCACCGGAATTTCAGCCTGTTTCTTCTTCCACCCGGATAACGCTTTGGAAAACTTGGCGCGAATATCATCTGTAGATGGCGCTTTCTCCAATTCATCAATCAGCGGTGCATACTTGGCATCGGTCTGTGCCAGTTCCACATCGGAAACCTCTGCAACAAGTTTCATCAGAATATCTCGCTGATCTTTCCATTTCAGAGAAGAAAAATACTGCGGATTGGTCAACAGCTTAAACATATCCTCGCTCTGCGCAAGACCGGAAACATAAGCTTTGAAATCAGCTTCACTCTTTGGATAACCGTCAATCTCAAATGAATTGACATTGCCCTGTAAAGTCACGGTGTCTGTTCCCCGCTTCTTAACCCAGTTCTGCTTCTGCACTTTGGAAAGTTCTACTTCCTTGCCGTCCACATCCAGAACGGCTACAACCTTAATTTCTACGTTATCAATGCGCTTTCCGTCCTTATCCAGTGGTCGAACATTGAACTTTTCCTCTCCAGCACTGTTCTTATTAAACAGAAGCCATGTAAACGCATCAAAGATAGTTGTCTTTCCTGCTGCATTCTGCCCTTTAATGTTTGTCTTATTCGAGAAATTCACATCAAGGCTCTTAATTCCCTTGAAATTCTCCATATGTAACGATCTAATTTTCAGTTTCATTTTCTTTCTCCTTCCACTCTTTATATTTTTTAAGTGCCTCTTCAAAGCATGCTTCATCGTCAATATATCCAAGAGCTGACTCTATAATTTTTGAATTAATAGTTGTTCCCTTTTTCCCCATCAGCTCAATGTCTCTTTGGTGTTCATTTGCAATAATGGCACATGCTGTATGAACTTTCGTCCTGCATGCAACCAGATCTGCATATTCCTCAACGGAAATTGTAACGGTATTTTCTGCCATCTTAATTTTCCTCCTCTAATACATTAATTTTGCTCACAGACACCTCATATGCTGTTCCCTGCTCTTCTGTTCCATCTTCATATTTCTTAATATATCCGCGGCTCTGAATGCGTCCATTGATCTCAATATGAGTTCCTACTTCCAACTGACCAACAAATCTTGCATTTCTACCCCAAACAACACATGGGATATAATCTGATTTTCCGTAGGAACGATTGACTGCGATTAATAAATCTGCAATTTCTCTTCCAAGCGGAGTTTTCCTGTAAATCGGTTCTTTGCATACATATCCGTCAAGCTGGATTTTGTTCAAATCTGTATGCTCTCCCGGATTCGCTTTTTCAATTTCACAGACGAATACATATAATAACAGACGATTTCTCTTTTCCTCATGTTTGTTATAAGAACTATACACACCGGAAACATTAACGGCAGTGCCCGTGTATTTATCATTCAGATTGATTAATCTCTCTGAAATAATCAATGGGATAATATCAGCTGTCCCACTTAATCTATCCACTTTGAGGTACATATTATAAAATCCCTCTCCAAACACCTCATGGTTAAATTCCGGCTCTGTGATAATCGTTCCTGTAAGTTCCACTTTATTGTTTTCTGCTCTCATATTTGAATTTCTCCTTTTCTTGTGCTAAAATAGGCGCAAATAGCTTATGCTATTGCTTGAACTGGAATCATTCAGCTTTGGTCGGTTCGGATGATTCCTTTTCTTTGCTGTAATCAGTGTCAAATGTGATATAGGTAATACCGTCATCGTCATCAGACTCACTTCTGTAATCGTAATCTACAATCTCTTCTGTATACTCCTGCCACTCCCCATCTATTTTTGTTCCTATATAAATAAGAAGTAATCCAATCAATACAGGTATAGCAGTGACCGGATACTCCGTTGCATCAATGCAGATGCAAAACAGAAAAACAACGGTGCCGATCATTTCAATTACCTTTGCTAACTTCTTCATAGGCACCTCACTCCTGCCACTTATAGGAACCGTTGACAATCTCCTCACCATACAAGGAAACAAAATCTGTTATTAATGCGATAAACTCTGAATTTGTCGGCTTTCCTTTTTCCACTGAAACCGTGTGACCAAAAATTTTGTTGATTGCATTTGTATTGCCATTTGTCCAAGTAACTTCAATTGCGTGCCGGATTGATCTTTCTACTCTCCAGACTGTATCGCTGTTTTCTTCTGCAATTTCAGTGTAAAGTCCTTTAATAATGTGGATAAGTTTGCTTCTATTTTCAAGACATTTCTCAACCGCACTGATTATGTAACCGTAACCCTTAAGGCTATGTTTTACGCCGATCTGATCTAATGTCTTTCTTAAAGCAATGTTCATTTGTCTATCCATGAATACCTCCTGTTAATCCTTTCCAACTCCGTATCTGATTGCCATTTCCTTCACAATAGCTGTATATCCCTCGATCAACTTCTTATCCTATGCAATAATATCCACATAGGATAATTTGTCACTGGTTGATTTACAGATACCCTCGTCAGCCATTCTCCTGCGCTTGTTAGTCAGCCGCTGCTTCAGATTTACACCCATTCGCTTTGACAACAGTTCGTAGCTTTCGGCTCTTACTTGGCTGTATGCCTGCCCGCCACCAAGTTCCATGCTGATCTTTCTTAAAATATTTCCAGTATCATCACGCCATGATGTTGTATCAAGTGCAACCACTTCTCGGATGCTCTCAACTCTCCGTTCCACATGGTTCAGTTGTTCCGCCTGCCGTTTCTGTTCCAGTTCCATTTTTGCCTGTCCATCAGCAATGGCATAAAACATTTGCATTTGTGGCGAAAGCTGTGAACGGTTGATTGCCATTTCTTTTGCCTTATCCTCAAGCGTTGCAAAATAATCTCTTGCAAGTTCACCTTTATGGTTTTTCTGGGTCATGGATAGCTTTCTAGCAAACTTGGAAGTCAATTTAAAATCTTCTCTCTTTTTAGTTCCAACTCCCGACTCGTACTCAAGTACGAACCGAGTAAAATCAATGTTTTCTTCTGCGAACTCGTTTTCAGTAATGTTTGTCTTGCACCACTTTGAATAATTGCTTGGGTTCAGCTCCAAGAAAGAATATAGCTTGCTTGCTGTAGTCATTCCGTTTTCATCGACACCAAGTGCAATTTCGATTGGTGTCTGCATTTTGGTTGTTTCTAAATTGTTCATTCATTCTTCTCCTTTCTGGTAACTTTTTAAGTTACTTTCTTTGCAAAAAAAATATCCATTGGATTTTGGATGTGAAGGTTATCAATCATAACCTGAATTTCGTCACTTCCGAAAACGCCCTTACTCATTCTCATATAAAATGTTTTTGGCGTAACTCCAATCATTTCCGCAACATCAGCCTGTGTTTTGCCATTTTCAGCAATAACGCCGCGAAGTTTGTTTGTATCAACCATCTTACTACTCCTTTCTAACTTCGTAACTTTTGAAGTTACTTTCATTATATTCCATTTTGGTAACTTGTCAAGTTATTTTTTTCTTGACGAGTAACTTTTTTGTGTTATAATAAAGTTACCAATAGGAAAGGAGGGAAACTCAAATGACAATCGGAGATAGGATAAAAAAGCAGAGAGAGCTTTTAGGTATTTCACAAGTAGAGCTTGCAGAGAAAATGAAAGTTTCAAAGCAAACACTATATAAATATGAAAACAACATTATTACTAATATTCCAAGTGATAAAATAGAAATTATTGGGAAAGTTCTTGAAGTTTCTCCATCTTATTTAATGGGTTGGGAAGATAATTTAGAAAATGCACCAGATATTCTTCCAGACCTTATGTCGGATAATGAATTGCTAGATAATTTGAAAATGCTAATGGAACTTAGCAAAGAACATCGACAGACTATATTTGACAATATAACCTATTGGCATGAAAAAGAGGGGCACTAAATGCCCCACTTTTTTTTGAATGAAAGTATTGTGTTATATAAAAATTTCAAAAATCGCTCGTTGTCGCACTTAACGACCATTTCAGTTATTTTTTCCTTGTAAAACGCTTTGGCTTCATTACAATCATTTTCCCCCATATTGATTTCCTCCAATCATTCCGCACTTCCGATAGCGATACACAAATTATAGAACTTATGTTCGATATCGTCAACCCCATTTGACAAAATGCTACAAATTACAAACTCGTTTGTAGTTGAGGGACAAGAAAACGCCTTATCCCGCCCCTCAGCCAGAACTTGAAGTGCCCTTATCGGACAATTTTATTTTACAAATTTTCCCGCAAACATTCAATTTCTTTCGGTCGCAAGTTTCGACAGGTAAATTTCTTATTGTCGCAGAATGTCGATTGATTAGTTTAAATTTTGTTAAAAAATTAATTACTGGTTGAAAATTATGCATCTGCCAGTTATCTGTGATGAATTTTAAGTGCATAATTTTCCTTTCTGCCCGTAGGCTTGTTATTTAAAAGAGCCGGCTACACAACACATGGTCATGTAATCGGCTCTTAGGCTCTTTAGATTATTCAGTTGTCTTTACTGCCTCCAGCTTATCACTGATCTCCTTAAGCACAGCATCTAACTTTCTCCAATTTTCATTTTCCAGTTCCACATCGTAGAACTCATTTTCTTCCGGGATATTAAATCCATAGTTTTCTGTCTGACTCATCAGGCATCCTCCTCTTCTGTGTATACTTTGCCTGTGATCTGCTCATATTCCTCCGGCGTGATCCATTTACCTACAGCATGATATACACGGTTCTCATTCCACAGTCCTTTGTCATAGTAATTTTTTACTTTTTCATAATTCTTACTCATCTAAACTTACCTCCATCTGCATTGCCATGTAATCAATGTCTGCTCTCTGTTTCTCGATGCTTTCTGTGTTTTCTGCCGTTTGTACTGCATTTTCAGCTAAATTCTCCAATACAGCAGTAATTCTCTTTTCTGTGTCGTCGGCTTCCTTTTCCAGCACGACGGTTTTGATTCCATCATGCAAACTGATCTGTTCTAAGACCACATACCCCGGAATCACTGATGTCAACATGTCCTCATCAGTATAAACCTTTAACACTGCAAGTTCTTCTTTATCTGAAAAAGCTTCCTGCAGTTCTTCACAGGTTTTGTTATCTGCAAATTCAATATTCAGTTTTCCATTCACATGATTAATATTGTTGATGGTTAAAATGTTTTTTGTGGTTTTTAATTTCATAAAAATTCCTTCTTTCTTAAAGTTTTTGATAAAAGTGCCAAAAGCGGTGACGTTCGGGCAGATTAGCACGAAAATAACTGCTATAAAATTGTGTTAAAAATCCTTAAATTTTACAATTTAGGCGCGATCTTTACCATATTTAACCATTCCTGCACATTAAGATTTGAACCTGAGTTCTGATAAGTACTGAGTGTACCAGTCTGTCCCGGTCCGAAAGTGCCACCACTCGTTACCTGTAAAGTTGATGCACCGCCGGATACCGCAGGAACTCTGACTCGTCCCATGACATAGTTAGATGTTGTATTTGTTATAAAAACTTCACGAAACCCATTTGCGTTTGAACTGAAAGTGACAAGACCTGTAATAAGATAATACCCATCATCCGGGACAGTGAAATACTGCACGACAGGAGTTTGGTCATTATAATTTGTTGCAGTATTGGATAAGGCAGATACATTATTTTTGGCATCTGACTTTTTTAAATATGTGTCTGGAATGTTATTACCATCATAATCTGCACTAGCACGGGCAACTCGTACGCCAGGATAAGTATCATTCTGCTCGTTGTGTGCAATGAGATCTATCATATTATCATTATTAATATTAAACATTGGCATAAGCGAACCCATAATTCCAGACCAGTCGCTTTTCATTATTTTAATAAAATACTTATTTGCTAAACCGCTGTTTAACGATGATATCGCCCCGGTACAAGTGCCATTCCCAATCTTAGAAATGTCTGTCGTTCCAAGCATTTTATAGAGATACCGCACATTCTTGAACATCTGTGACACCTTTGCAAAAATTGAAGAGTGTTTTTCGCCGCTTGATAATTTTGATACAGTCGTCCACGCTGACGCTGATCCGTCTGCCACATCACTACTCGTAAAAGTTGCTGTATTCTCTGCTGTATCTCCACCGGTTGCCACTGCACCGACGTTTTCTGCTGTGAGTTCTACATTGCCCCTACGGAAAGAATCTTCATTTACACCTTTGATTCCGGTAACTGGAGTTCCGGCCAGCACGTCCCACTTTTCATCTGATGTTTTATAAATATTGGCACCTGCCGGAATTACATTCCCGGCTCCCTCTTTAAAATCATCCGTGGTTGTAAATTCGTCTGAAATATTGAACATCCACCCTGTGCTAACATCCGCAAGTGCCGGAAGATCTGCAAATGCAACTGTTCCGTGTGGCTGCAATCCACCTTTAAGTCCCTCTGATATGTCTTTTGCCTGCTGATAGTAATACTTGGCATTGTCAGAATCCTCGCCCTCTCTGCTTCCTGTACCACCAACAGCATAACTCTGTGCCTTGGTTGCACTTTCTTCTGCAGATTCCGCTTTACCGATGATCTCCGCAGCCTTTTGAGTTGCAATATCTGCTTTTTCGGCTGCTGTATCAGCTGACTGACTGGCGGACGATGCTTTCTCCGTGGCTGTGGCGGATGATTCACTGGCGGATGTCTCACTGACTTTTGCGTTGCTTTCGGATGCCGCTGCCGCCGTAGCTGACTTCGCTGCCGCTGTCTCGGACGCCTTGGCATTGTCCTCTGATTTTTTTGCCGCTGTTTCACTGGCTTTTGCGGCATTCTCACTTGCTTTGGCGTTTATTTCAGACATTGCCGCTGCCTGCTGGCTTGACTCTGCCTTTGCCACTTCCACTTTGATTTTCGCAAGATAGTTTGGCTCCAAGTGTTTTTCCTCGATGCTACCCTCTTTGACGATGGCAGACACTTTTCCATCCTTATCAATATAAAAAGCTACCGTATCAGAATCAAGAAACTCATACTGTGTAATCAGTGCCGACAGGTCTATGTACTGTTTCGTGCCATCAATCAGAGTCAGGATAATCTGCTGTGTAGTCGGGTTATAATCGAAGTTGATTGCGATTTTCTCCATCTGTGTATCAATCGTAATCTTAGAACCGTTCTTTTTTGTGATCGTAATGATTCCGGTCGATTCCTCAAAGGTCACGTCTGCAACAAGAGTTGCTACCTCTGTCTTGGTTGCTTTTGTCGCATCCAGGGTAACTACATTGTCGTCAATAATGCCGATAGCACTATCCATTTTGTTGAGGTTTCGTTCGTTCAACGGAGTCTCATCGCTTGGGTAATTCTCCCAGTTGATAGGTACGTGTGCTTTATTCATGTTCCTTGCCCTCCTTTTCCATGTCTTTCTCCATCTGTTCCCGTTCGGCAATCACATTTCTATTTGCTTCTGATTCGATCTGATGCAAAATATCTTTAAACACCAGATATTTAACCTCAACCGGAATACTTTCACAGGCATTTACATAATTAATAATGTCATTCTCAAACTCTCGGATTTCTGCGTTAATCATAAACTTTCCACCTTTTCTTTCAGATTTTCTATCTCTTCATGCTGTAACTGCACTGTGGCTACCAGATCTGCAATAAGTTCCGTATATTTCAGTCCGTAATACTTTTTCCCATTGCTGTCTGAAAACGTTTTTGGACAAATATTCCACCCTTTTTCCGCTTTTTTCAAAACATCCTGTGCAATAAATCCATGATGGAACCCATCTTTTTCGAAATTATAACGATACGATTTTGCTCTTAAAGAATAAATAAACTCAGATGATTGCTTTTTGCTTAAATCTAAAATTGTGTTTTTTATTCTTTTGTCAGATCCATTAATTACTCCACCTCTGAATCCACCTACTCCGGTATCTCCGTCTAAATGGATCATCATGTGGTCATTATCGTTTGCGCCTTTATGCAATGAAACCTGATTATATTGAACCGTACATTTATGAACAGGACTTTCAAGCGTCCCTTCCACTGTTCGAAATCCATCCGTTCCCATCTGTACAAGTGTTCCACTGCGTTTAAATTCAATAAGGTTTTCTACAGACTCTTCCGCTTGAATATGCATATATCCCCCGGTCATTTCCATAGAACCTTTTAATTCAAGCAGTTTTGCTTTAATTTTGATACCCTCGGCTGACTGGTTGATTTCTGAAATGACGCTGTCTTTTGATACTTTCAAGCTGATCTGCTTTGATGACTGCGTAATCGTACTGGACGCACTCGATGAAAGCTGCTTAAATTTCTTTATCAGAGTCCATTTGTATTTTCCACTGCTTATTCCACCATCTGGTTCGCAACCATAAAACTTTCCAGTCTTCTGATCCAAAAAACTGTGTCCAGAATAATACGAAGATGCAGGGTATGTATTTTGTGGATTCCCGAAACCACAATGTGTAACGTCATAATCTTCGGTATCCCATACTGTTAAAGAAGCACTGACTTCTGACCGTATCTTAGTTGCGGTCACCTCTATATTTCCGGACAAATCGCCCTCTGCTTCGCTTGCTCTCGTAACTTCCGCTGTAATCTTGTCCTCATTAATTTTAATAGCTGCTGCAAGTTCAATTTCCTGTCCCTGTGCCCTTTTAACTTCTGCTGTAATACTGCTCGCATTTTGCGTGATTCTCGATGATAAACCATCCGTTGTATTTTTAACTTCTGTGCGAATTTCGGTTGCGGTCTGCGTGATCTGTGACTGCAATCCCTTCTCAACATCAGTTATCGTGCTCTGTGTCTTTTCAATGGTTCGCTCCAACACATTGCTCTTGCCTTTGAGCTTTAAAATACTTTTCTGTATTCCGTTCGCCCCGTTTGTCCGGTACTCTTCCCCATCCGCTTCCAAATCATCACGCAAAGCCTGTATACCTTTCAGGGTTCTTTTCAGAATATAGGACTCAATCAGTTCATATCTGGTCGGCAGCCGCACTGCATCCCCGACCTCAAGACACGGATTTCCTTTGCAGTCCGCTGTAAACGGGCGGTAAACAATCCCTCTGATCTTGGAAAGGATATTTTTTGCAATGCCTTTCAGTTCTTTTGTGCCTTTGCCATATACAAGAAAATTATCCTCGATCACATAAGCATTGTCTCCAGTACCCACGATCACGCCGATATCATTCTTCTGCTCCCGGATCTGTAACTTATTGATCGTTTTAACAAGAAAATCTTCATACTCAGCCGTTATATATAAATCCTTCCCGATACGGTTGCTTTTCGGATCTCTTGGAAACAAATCATCTGCCGGATAAAGATCGTTTCTCGGATAAAGTCCCTGTATATTCTGCTCCAGATATATATAATGAAACTTCCCGTCACGCCCAATGTGCCCCATACAGCCATTGAGCTCACAAATACAGGACAACACTTCCTTGCCGCTCATAGATTCGCCTATGGTGCTCGATTCCTCTGTATCAGAACTTGTCTCGCTGGATGCCGTGACTGCAACTGTTTTTTCAATAGACATGCCGTCATTAACCAGTATAATGTCAGCCTGCTCAATCCTGAAGTGCTTAAAAAAACTGTCCCGGAACTGCTTCATAGTGACCGGATCATAAACTGTAACGGTCGTGATTTTTCCATCTTTATCTTTCTGCTGCTCTTTATGGGATGGAAAGACAGTGTTATACCATGCTGCCACATCTGCATTTAAAATGTCATAAAGAGCATCATATGCGACAACATCACGGCACGTCCTGTCTGCCGTAGGCGTATCAGAATCAACCTTATATCGTCCGAACTGGAACGGGATATCTGCATGTCCATCAAGGGACATTCTTACCGTCATCCATCTGCCCTTCATTGGCAAAAATGTATTTGACACCGTGAATTTAATCATGGCGGCTTCGCATGATCCAAACGTCAATTCCTGTTCCGAACACAAACTTTCGGTCAATTCGAATTTTTCTTGGTGTAGCTCTGTATTTGTGATATTGATTTTTCCGTCATCAGATACGATGGATAATTGCTTATCGACCGTATCTTTTTTGAACAAGTCGCCATATTTATAATTAACCACCGTACACACCCCCTATGAAAGCAAGCCGAACTGAATTGTAATGAATTATTCCATCATATGTTCCGTATATCGTAGGCTGAAAATCTGCCATATAGCCGTACTGCGTCACATAATCGTCGTATTCCGGGATATACGCTGTGATATAGCATGCTCTCCCTGTCGCATTTGTGAACTGACTTCGAATATTGTTTAAAACCTCACTAAAAGTCTTATTTGTCAGCATTGCCCGTGTCTCAAACTCCACTTTTAAAGCCTTTAATTCCACGGCATTTCTATGCAGATAACCGTTGGCATCCGTATAATCATCTAAATCCTGCATATTAACATATGGACTATATGATTCCGCTTTCATAAAAGACATTGGCACTGTGTAATTTCCAATCTTTAACAGCCATCCGCTGTACGCCATATTTCCACCACCTAACTGTTTGGGTTTGCGGCTGTCTCAAATGACAGTCGGTAAAATTTGTGCAAAAATAGCACCTACCACCAATTTGATAGATGCTACTTTATTTTCTTGATCTATTTTGTAATTACTTCGATATTGGGCGATTTAATCACAATTTTCTCCGGTGTATGAATTACTTCCGTGTTCCCATATGTAATCATGATCTCTAATTTGTTCATAAAATTTCTCCTAAATTTCATACTCCGGGTATGCTGCTTCCCAAACATTCCTATGGTAGGTATTTACCTCTCCATAATTTGCATCAAAAATCTTTTTCACGCCATATCCAAGTTCAATGCTCTTTTCTTTGAGTTTTCGCCAATTAAATGTTTTCCAGTCCACACCGTTCATTGCTGCAACACGCTTAATAGAATACCAGTCTTTGCTATAGTCAAGTTCCTGCTGCAGCTTTTCATTCTCCTGTTCTGCAATCTGCCTACGCTCTACTTCATCCGCATATGCCCGAAGTGCCGATGGAAAATCTTTCGGGACCTGTCCCCTCTCCATTTCGTTAAAACGCTTTACATATTTTGCTGTGAATAGGATACCTTTTTCTCCTGTAAACTTATTAGCAAGAAAATCACAACCAATCTTGGTAACTTCATAACACGGCATCTTCTTGTTTTGCCCTGTCAAATACGTTGATTTGATGAAATAATCGGTAACGGGAATTTTCCCTTTACCTAATGTTGGTATAATTCCTGCCTGTTTAGTGCTTCCGTCTGGATTTGTTGTCCCTTCCAATTTTTTTAAAATCTCATAGTGCGGAACTTCCATCATTTCTGCAATTTCAAGTGTTGTTATCGTGTTCGTATTGTTTTCAAATCCAATTTCATCTTTAGTCATAAGAGCTTTGTATGCCATATTTTCTATCTCCTAAATTTCCGAGCCTTACATTTCGCAAGGCTCAACCTTTAAATTCACGTGCGTTAGGAACATACCCTAACAGGAGTTACACGCTATATATTCAATCCATTCGGATGAATTTTCAAACAAAAAGACCGCCAAAGACTGAATCTCTTCAATCTCTGGCGGTCACGAATCCGCACCTATTCCTCATAGGCTTGCAGGACGTCCTAAATTCTTTAGGTCTTACCTGCGTGATTTTTAATTATTGAAATTATATATTTTCTATGTGTGTTTGTCAAACAGCTAATTTGCAAATTTTATCAGCAATTTTCACAAATTAAACAATTCTGGGCAAAAACGCTTGCTAGAATACTTATCCGATCTGTTAAAAATCAAGGAATACAAAAAAGACACCTCTTGAGGCGTCTTTTTCTAATTGGATTATTTTGTTTTCTTATTTTCCCCTGCTGCTTTAAGTACTCTCCATTCAGGATCGTTGCTAAAGTTTTTTCTTTCTGTAATTTTTGCTAATTCTTCTTTCAACTGTTCATTTTCTCTCTCTAATTTTTCTATTTTCTTTTCATGTTCTCTCTTTTCTTTAACAAGTATGTTTTTATCTTTTTCCAACTGATCTGCATAAATAAGTGCTTTTGATTCTCTGTCATATAATTCCAAGTTTTTATCAGTTGCCTGTTCTATTCTTTTATTTATTTCCCTGATTTCCCATTTGTGATTTTTTTTATCTTGCGTCATCTTAATTTTCAATTCTTCTATCGTTTGATGTGCTTTATTCAACTTCTTTTTGCACTCATTTAGTTCTGATTCAGACTCCCTATTCTCCATCGTAATTCTCCACATATTAAATCCAAATTTATATGAAAGTGTAGCCACAATCATTACATATAATTTTATTTATTTCATATGTTTGATCTTTTCTCAAAATCTTTTCCTTTTTATTTACTAAAGTAAACGGTTTAAATGGATTTAGATTTGCAGTGTATCTTGTCTTTGTTTTGCCTGGTACAAATTTCTGCTCCGTATAATGAGAACAATTTTCGCTCCCACATCTTGGACAGTAAACCTCTTTTTTTTCTCCGAATAAAGTATATTTATATATACCATTAAATCCCGTGTTTTGAGATCTTTCAACAGAATTTCTTAAGAATAATTTTCCAACACCTGTAATCTCTGGCTCTTTTGGGCGTTCCCACCCTCTATCATTTTCGTTTTCTTGTTCGTATGATTTATAAAATTCACTTTTCCCCGCAGACATTTCATTGTTTTCGTGTTGTTTCAACGGAAATCCGCAATTGATACACATTTCTGCTTTGTCTGAAATTTCTTTTCCACATTCAGGACATTTAATCAACGCCATGTGTTACCCTCCCCCCACTTGTAATAAAATGATTCTACCACAAGTGGCGGTTTTTGTCATTAGAAACTATATGCTTCTCTGCCCGTTCTATTAAAATATTCTCTTGCGTATTTTCTAGCACTTCTTCCTATCTGGTCTTGTGTCACACCAAATTCTTTTTCGAGGATTCCTTGCAATAACTGATTTTGCTGTTTAAGTAACGCAATTTCCTGCTGTGACGTACTGTATACAGCATCACGAATACCTGTGATCTCCTGCCCCCCAGCAACTGCTGTCTTTCCTCCAACTGTTCCAAGGATTTCCGGTACGCCGTTTTCTCCTGCCATAAACATGCTGTACTGTTTTGGAAAACCTCCTTCGGCGAACGTTGGGATTTTTCCAAGGTTAATATTGCCAGCTTGAATTATTTCTTTTCCACCAATATTTACAGAATCCCATGAAAAAGACAGTTTTGAATTAAGCCACGTTGCAAAATTATTCCATACCTGCTTAATTCCTGCAACAGCATTATCAAATGCCTGCTTCAATCCGTCAGAAATGCCACTGAATGTCCAATTATCTTTTGTAAAATACGGTTCTACATGATTTGTCCACCAAGAACCAATTCCAGATGTACTCCACCAGTTACTAAATTCGCCCCATTTTTCAGAAAGACCTTTTTTCATTCCGTCTCCCTGCTCATCCCATCTTTTTTTTGTAAACCATGGCTTCACATGATTTTCCCACCAATTATATATTCCGGTATTCTGCCACCAATCGGAAAACTCATCCCATTTAGCAGACAATCCCTCTTTTATTCCATTCCCTACTTCCATCCACTTTTTCTTTGTGAACCACGGGAAAATGTTCTCCTGAATGTAAGTTAAAGCTTCATTCCACTTTTCTTCTATTTTACCTTTTATTTCTCCTATTTCTGTCTGTA